AAGCACATGCGACTAGCATCTGAGGATGGCTGAATAAGCCATTGCGAGCCTCGAACGAATATTCTCCAAAGTAGTTCTCGCATACTTTGGGTCGGATGCTTTTCTGCCCTACAGATTTCAAGGCAACAAGGGGTAAAGCCAAACCAGGATTTCGGCAGAACCAGAAGAGGAGGGGGATGTACAAAGTGGTCTCAGGGAGAGCCTTTCTGGGAGCGCAAACCTGGCCGGGGCCTCCGGTGGAAGCGCAGGGTCCGTTGATGTCGGCGAACGCGGGGTCAGTCATGTAGGTAAGCTGAGTGGTGTGGCCAATCATCTTGTAGTAACCAGCCTGCTGCTCAGAAGAGAGGGTAAGCTGATTCCAGATGTGCATCCAGTCACCATATTGGCGGTCAATTCTCTGACCACCAATCTCAACCTCAACCTGGGCAATAAGCTGCTCACCGGGGTAATCCAACCAACGAGCATAAACATCACCGGTAGTGCCCTTCATGGACTGGTTAATCTCAGGGAGAGTAACCTGGACATAGGTGCGGTAGGCAAGATCTCCGTTTCTGGAGATGGTGCAGCTAACACGGCGACCAAAGTCGGCCTGGCCGTTGAAAGTCTGCTCGATGGACTCCATCGCGAAGTTGGTGTGGCGTCTGTAAGACACCTTCCAGAAAGTAATCTCGGGGTTTCCTGTAAGGAAAACGTCTTGTGCGCCGTAGGCGACTAATTGCATAAGTGCTCCTCCCATTTTTTATATAATCTAAAAATATAATTTCTCCTAAAACTGAGCGAAAAGACGTAAAAAAAGTGGATTTCTCTCCATTTAAAGGAAACCGTAGGTTTCCTTTTGAACCTTCCCTTACATTAATATAGATGGTAAAGTATGTTAAATAAGTTACTTTGTGTAGTGAAAGATAATATATGTTTCATCCCCGGTGCAACATTTAGGGAACAAAAAATATATAATTTTATTTTAAATATGCCAACCATTTGCAAAAAAGACACTTGTAGAAACCCGGCAGTTTATGGATTTTGTTTTAGGAAACCGCTTTTTTGTTCAGACCACAGAGAAGATGGCTCAAAGAATACAAGGATGTTGGAACCTGGATTACCAATAAGTTCTGGAGAGAAAGTTTGTGTAAGTTGTTCTAGCAAAAATGTTTTATCCAGATTCAAAGGGTATTGCAAACATTGTTATGTAAAATTATATCCATTGGACCCGCTTTCTCTGCAGACTGTCTATAAATCGAAGGACACTGTTATTCAAAAGTTTATTGATTCCAAGTTTGACGGATTTGTGCACGGACCTAACACTAGTTGGATCCAAATTAATGGAATTGTTCTAAAAATTATTTTTGGAGAAGAAGATGATGATGATTCAAATAATGAAAAAACCATAGTTATTAAGTTTAACCCCAATAAATATGAGAATGGTAAGAATCCAATGTTATATACTAGATTGCCAGATTTAGAAAAGGAGATTGGAAAACAGTTTGAGAAAATTATGGAATAGAATGCTAAGGGAACTCGTCTAAGGGAACACTCGTCGTTCCCTTATAATCCCATACTTTTAAAGGGAAGTGTCAAAGAGAAACCGTAGGTTTCTTTTACACCTTTTCTCATTTAAAACGCCCATTTTATACACCAATTAGATATTGCGGTTATAATAGTATTTCTATATATATATATTAAATAATGGGGGACATTTTAGATTATGGAAAAGAAGATGTATTAAAGTTCATACAATCTAACGAGAAATCTACAATTGGAATACAAAACCAAAACCATAAAATCATCTGGAACAAAGGCAAAAATACCAACTGAATATACATTAGAAGATATGTGGGCGGTTGATACATATACCATCAAGGAAGGATTAATGGTAAAAAAGGCAACCGAACAACACCCAGACGCAAATAAACGCAAACTTATTATTTCCAACAAAGCAAGTTTTACTGGAGCATTTATTGATGAAGGAAAACTTGGATTGACTGGAAATGATAAATCGTATATTATTGGAGATAATTTGGAATTAATATTAAAATTATTGTCCTTTAAGATTAGTTATATGATAAGTCATTTTACCAAATACAGACAAGACTTTTTGGAAAAAGAGGTTTATACATATCTTCCAGACATCCGTAAGTTAGGAATTGCTGATATAACCGAAGACGAGTTTTACAAGTTGATAGGATTAACTAAACAAGAAATTACCCAAATAAAAAATCCGTCGTCAAATGAAGTAGTTGATGAAGACGAAGTAGAAAATGATGAAGAAGTAGAACCCAAAAAAACACCAATAAAATTAGATAAAAAAATAGCATTAGTCCCTGCAACAGAAGCAAATGATGATGTTTCAATAGCAATACTATCACCTATTCCAAAAAAAAAAAGAACAATAAAAAAACGCCCAAAACCAATATATCCAAATGCCGAAAAAATATTTAATCCATTAACAAACCGACATGTTAAAAACACGTCGGCAAATCGGAAAAAAATAGAAAAACAAACATTAAAACGAAGAGGAAAATCAAAGAAGAAAACTAGAAAAAATAAAGGTAATAAATACTATTTGAATAAAAATTAGATGGATTAACACATACAGAACTAAAAGAAAATATAACCAAAACCATACTGAATATACCAAAAGAAAAATACAGAAACATAATTAAAGGTGCTTACGAAAGACCAGAAAAATATGTATCCAAGAAAAACAATACACGAAAAATCAAGAAGAATTATTTATGAGTTTTCATATAAAATGGGCGTTTTAAATGAGAAAAGGTGTAAAGGGAAGTGTCAAAGAGAAACCGTAGGTTTCTTTTAAAGGGAAGAGTCAAAGAGAAACCGTAGGTTTCTTTTAAAGGGAAGTGTCAAAGAGAAACCGTAGGTTTCTTTTAAAGGGAAGAGTCAAAGAGAAACCGTAGGTTTCTTTTAAAGGGAAGAGTCAAAGAGAAACCGTAGGTTTCTTTTAAAGGGAAGGTATAAGCAAAGCAAAAAAAAGGAAACCGTAGGTTTATTTTAAAGTGATGAATTCTCTGCAATGAATTTCTCTAAATAGTCTTCCATAAAAACTTCTTTTTTTCCGTCGTGGGATTTTTGAAAAATATATTTACCGTCGCGTTTCTTCACATTCCACCCTTTCTCTACACAATTGAAAATAAAAAGCATTTTGTGAAATGACTTTGCATCAATGTCGGATGTATCAGCTTTGGTTCGAATCATTGTTAAAATATAATCTCACATGATTTTTTTATTTTAAACGACAATCTTTTTTTGAATACAAAACATGTTAGGGCCTTCTACTGAAAAGAGTGTTAAATATATTATTTCATAGTTATAATATATAATGTGTTGGAATGCATCAGTTTCGTTGAATACATATATTTTTGGATTATTTGCGTGCTTATTTGCATATTTCAATAATAAAATTTCTTTATTAGAACTTTTTAGTTTGCAGTCATTTATGTTGATGCAACTGACTGAATATTTTGTTTGGTCAAAGCAGTTTTCAAATCGAGTTGTATCGCAATTATCATATATTTTGATAATATCACAACCTTTTTTTGGATTATTAACAATTGATAAACCAATCAAGAATGTTTTACTATTTTTATATATTTGTTTTGTTGCAGTTGTAATGATTTTAAAACCGTGGTCTTCCATTGATTTTAGAACCATTCCGGCAGCAAATGGGCACTTGGCTTGGTATTGGTTACAGTTTTCGTTTCCTTTGATGAGCATATGGTTCTTGTTTTTGATTTCAAATCAGGTATTGAAACGTAATTGGATTTTATTATTGTGCGTATCTATTGCTATTTCAGTTAGCTATATTTTATATCACAAAACACTTACTTGGGGAAGTTTATGGTGTTGGATTTCCAATGTTTTTGCGGTGTATTTAATTTATACTGTTTTTGAAGATGATGTGTGTCTTTATTTGAAAGTTTAATCGCTACCAGGCTTGTCGGGTAAAACAGTTCCAATAAATTATTTATGTCCTAAAATTTTAATTCTTCAATGGCATAAATTATTACAGTCCAAATAATATAAAATCTACCATTGTATATTATTTAGGAAATGACTGACCCCCTTTTGAAAGAAGATACCTCTCGCTACGTGATGTTCCCAATTCAAGACGAGGACATCTGGAAGATGTACAAGAAGCAGGTAGATTGTTTTTGGCGCGTTGAGGAAATTGATTTGTCCAAGGATTTAGGTGATTGGGCAAAGCTTACTGCGGATGAGCAGTACTTTATATCGATGATTTTAGCATTTTTTGCAGCCAGTGACGGAATTGTAATGGAGAATTTGGCGACCCGATTTATGGCTGATGTCCAGCTTTCTGAAGCCCGAGCTTTCTACGGGTTCCAGATTGCAATGGAAAACATCCATTCCGAGATGTATAGTGTGCTCATCGAAACCTATATTAAAGACAAGGCGCAAAAACATAAGTTGTTCAATGCAATTGAGACGTGTCCTTCTATCAAGAAAAAAGCGGACTGGGCTAGGCGGTGGATCGGATACGAAGCAAGCAACGATACTTTTCCTACGCGACTTGTAGCATTTGCTTGTGTGGAAGGCATTTTCTTCAGCAGTAGTTTTGCTGCCATTTACTGGATTAAGAAGCGTGGAATCATGCCTGGATTAACTTTATCCAATGAGTTTATCAGTAGAGATGAGGCACTACATTCTGAATTTGCAGTTCTTATTTATTCAAAGCTCCACAAGAAATTGGATAAATCTAAGATTGCGGAAATTGTGAGAGAAGCAGTGGAAATTGAAAAGGAATTCATTACGGAATCGTTGCCGTGTCGGTTAATCGGAATGAATGCCAAATTGATGACCCAGTATATTGAGTTTGTGGGGGACCGTCTCTGTTTGCAAGTGGGAATTGATAAAATTTATGGTAGTGCAAACCCTTTTGATTTTATGGAACTTATTAGTTTGGAAAGCAAGTCCAATTTCTTTGAACGCACAGTATCCGAGTATGCAATGGCAAACAAAGAGGTTGCTGAAAACGTGTTTGACCTTGTGTGCGAGTTCTAAGTAGGGGAACCGTAGGTATTCAGAGAAGCTTTGCTTCTCTTACGCCCCTACGACCCCCTCCCTTACTATAAATTGTTTTGATTATACGGATATAAATTATTTTGATTATAGGGATATAAATTATTTTGATTATAGGGATATAAATTATTTTGATTATCAAAAAAGTTCTTATAAAATTGAAATTTTTATTATGTGCAATACAGATAATAAAAAATAATATAAAATGACCGCCAAATACACAGACTCGCAAATCACCGAATTGAGGCAATATGCCGAATTTTATGATTTATCATCAATAAACGAAGCAATTAATTACTGCACCAAATGCCACTTTTGTGGAAGTAAATGCGAGATGAGCATTCACACACACTCTCATACTTATTGCAGAGCACGTTGTGCCGACATGAGCGAGGATTTTAATTACTGTTGTTTTAGAGGCGAATCATGTAAAATATGCAGCAACTACATCATCAGTAAGGGCAAACTGATATGTGCTGGATATCCAATTGACAAATGTGATAAATTACTTTATTTACAAAAGGAATTTACATACAAACTCAAAAGTAACAATTCTGCTGTAACCTTTGAAACCAAAATCTTGTCAAAAACAATTTCCACAGGAAAAACGGCAACCATTTCACATATTGTCAAATACAAGTCGAGCACATTTATTGCTCAACTCAATAATAATGATAAAGAAGACATTGTGAAGGATGACTATATTAATAGCAATTTCTATAACATTTTCATAAAAGATTTGGGTGAAGTATTGACATCATACACAGAAATTAATAATAAAGATTTATATTCAAAAGAAGAAATAGAAGAGATTGAACACAGTATTGTAGAAATAAATGATTGGAAACAAGAGCTCGATACATACTACGAAATTTTCGATGGTTGTTCATTGGAACCTACTCGGAAATATTCAGAAGTTGTTAAATCGTCGTCTCGCTAATTTAAATATTTATCAAATAATTTTCTAAAATTTTTTATTGATTTATCTTGGTCTCCCAATTCCAAATTGAATTCCGTAATGTCCATATTCACCACGTTCAAATTCCTCATAATTTTATCAACAATCGGTTTTATGGCTTTTGTATGAACACCGTTTGGTGCAGTGGTGCCAGTGCTCGACATTTCTTCTGGGTCTAGTCCATCAACATCAAACGAAAAATGGAGTGGGTCTTTTCCTACAAATTCTTTGATTTTTGCATAAACTTCTCTTGGGTTCTCATTAATTTCTTTTGATTTAATATATCGAATTTTCTTTTCTTTCAAAACCAGTTTCTCTCCATTGTCTAAATCGCGGATGCCTAGGTAAAGAATGTTTTCAAATTTTAAGTCGGGAACAGTATATAAGAATGGAAACATATCATAATCGTTGTCTAAACCGGTAAGAAATGCAAGAGGCATTCCGTGGTAATTTCCACTGGGTGATGTTTTGCGAGTATTGATGTCGCCATGGGCGTCAAACCAGATGACCTTGAGTGCAGAACCGTGTTTTTCCAATGATGCACCAATGGTTGCAATGGCCATGGAGTGGTCACCGCCAATATTAATGGTGGGTTTTTTGCATTGTACATTTGCGTTAAACAATTTTTGAAGGTTTTCAGAAAGCACTTTAACGTCACTGTTTCTGGTTTTTATAAGAGTACCCCGATTACCAAATAATTTGTATAAATATTTGCAGGTGAGGTCAAGACCAGGTTTCTTTTGTCCTATTAAGCTTGGAAAATATATACGATGCATTATATATTTTACGTGTTATTTTTTTTATGTTTTTTACAATTGTTTTGTAGAGTAGGGAACCTACGGTTCCCCTACGACCCCTCCCTTAATTAGTATGGGATTATAAGGGAACGACGAGTTCCCTTAGACGAGTTCCCTTAGACGAGTTCCCTTAATTTGGTTTTCAACTTTTCCAAATAAAGAATTGCATCCATATGTTCTTCTTGGGCGTGTTGAATCCAATCTAAAACAGATAAATCATCGCGGTCCAATGTTGTTCCATATTTTTGTAGTCCGATATTAGAACGGCCAATGAAAGCACCAATAACACTATTTACAATAGAGTCCGCACAATATGAATTGTTTTCAGTCTGTAAAGATTTATCTTCCTGTAAAGATTTATCTTCCTGTAAAGATTTATCTTCCTGTAAAGATTTATCTTCCTGTAAAGATTTATCTTCCTGTAAAGATTTATCATCCAAAGGAGGGGATAAGCAAAGCAAAATAGGGGCGGAAGCGTGCTCTGCACGCAG